GGCGAGAGCCCGCCGGAGTGCGCTTGCGCCTGCGGGAGCCCGGCAGCGCCGTCGCCGGTGGAGGCGGAGTAGAAAACATATCCCATCATCGCCACGACAAGGACGCAGCCTGCCACGACGATGCGATCGCCCGGTCCGCTCATTCGGAGCCTCTCAATGCAGCGGTGATTGCCGAGGGCGATGATGCCGGCGGGCGCGCGGCCTGTGCATCAAACCGTTGTTTGATGCGCGCGGCGATCAGTCGCGGAGGTAGCGGCGGACGCTTGACGTGGTGACGCGCAGCCGGTCGGCGATGGTATGGACGGGCATCCCCTGGCGGGCCAAGTGCCGGGCGCAGTCGCGGCGCGCGAGCGGAACATAGATGATGCCGCCGGCCATGCGACCGGCGACCAGGGCCGCTGCCTCCGCCCCGAGCCATGCGATCAGCCGATGCTCGGGATGCGCCGCCAGGTAGGAGGCCTTCGGCACATGCAGCCAATCGCCGCCATAGGCGAGGGAGAGTGCGACGGCGACCTCGCGGCCGGCGACCTCCTCTATCTCGGCCAGCACGCCGGGCAGCCGCAGGGAATCAGCCATGGGCGCCGCCTGCGACAATTCGGCGCCATGGCGGCCGCTCTGGCGCCGCTGGCGGCCGATCCGCCGGCCCGGCAGGGGACTTGCCCCGGTGGGCTGGCGGGCGCTGTCGCGCCGTTGTCCGGCTCATGCGGGGCGCTCCGTCATGGTCTCCGCCGCTGCGCCAACGAAAGCTGCCGCGACCTGCGGGAAGATCGCGTTGCCGTAGGCGCGCAGGCGTCCCACGCGGCCGGGAATCCCATGAGCCAGCGGGAAAAGGCCGGGTTGAGTCGGCCGGGTTTTTCCGTCGGCGCAGGGGAGCCATTCGAGATCGCCCCATGCGCCTGTCGCGGCAACTGGTCCGTCCGCTTGCGGATCGAGCCGTCGGGATTCACGCCCTCGCTCGCCATCCCCGGCGTGTCCTTCCAGTCGCGCGCCGAGGGCGATGTCCACCCGGAGATCAGCGCGACCGTCTTCCGGCTTGAGTCCGTGTTCCCCGCCGCGTTGTAGCCCTTCTGCGCCGGCGTGCCGGCCATCGGAGTCGGCCACCCACCACAGTCGCTGCCGGACGTGCGGCGCGCCGACGCCCGCAGCCGGCAGATCGGCGGCCCCGCAGGCATATCCCACTCGCTCCAGATCAGCGCGTACAGCGGCGAACCACTCCCGGCCATCCTTGCTCGCAACCTGCTCTCCAAAGACGACTGCAGGCGCGCGCTCGGCGACGAGGCGGTAAAAAGCGGGCCAGAGGTGTCGTTCGTCGGCATGGCCCTTGCGCTGTCCAGCGCTCGAAAGCGGCTGACAGGGACAGGAGCCGGTCCACACCGGGCCGCGCCATCCGGCGAGGTTGAGCGCGAGCTCCCATCCGGCGATGCCGGCGAAGAGGTGGACCCGCTCATAGCCGCGCAGGTCCTCGGGCGGCACGTCGACGACGGAGCGGTCGTCGATCCGCCCCGCCATGATGTGGCCGGCGTCCATGAGGTTCGACAACCAGTCGCAGCAGAAGCCGTCGGTCTCGTTGTAGTAGGCGGCGAGCGTCATGGCACATGGACCGCCTCGCCCGGCGGGGTTTGCCGCCCTGGGCGCCGCCTTGGCGCCGCTGGCGGCCGATCCGCCGGCCCGATTGTGCCCCGGTGGGCTGGCGGGCGCTGGTGGGCGCGTGCGCGGCTCACGAGGCCGCCCCGACCTGCGCTTCGCGGATGCGCTCGCCGAGGTACTGCATGAGCTCGATCTCCTGCGCGTCGGTGAGCGCCAGGTGAGAGTCGACCCGGCCGAGGCCGGCGTGCTCGCAGGCGTATGAGGCGAGCGCGGCGGTGCTCTCGATCCGCACCACGCCGAGGCGATGCAGGATGCGCCATTGCGCCTCCAGCACCCGCGCGCGCGGCCGCGCGACCTGGCGCGGCTCGCCGTCGCGGCCGAGCTCGGGATAGGGGCTCCAGTCCACGCCGGCCTCGCGCGCGAGCCATGCCTGCAGCGCCTCGATCGCCCTGGCGAGACCGGGCGGCTTCGCCCATGCCGGCGCGTCGAGGCCGCTCTGGCGCTTGAACCAGCGGGCGAGCCCGGCGTCGCTGCGGTCGCGCACGACGCCGAGGTGGTAGCCGGATATCCATAGCGCCGTGAGCTTGGTGAGCAGCGGGCCGGTGCGGGCCTTGTCGCCGTCCCGCCGGCCGCGCGTCCGCGCCGGCGCGGCGCGCTCGCGGCCGCCCGCGCGCCCGTTCATGGCGGCGAGCACGCGGCGGAGCTCGCCCGCGCTCATCTCGGCGCAGGATTCTTTGCCGGTCTCGCGGCGCTGGAGATCGCGCCGGGCGTCGTCGTCGAGGCCGAGCTGCTTGGCGCGGGCATGGACCCGTCCGCAGGCCTGCCGCCACTCGGCGTCGCGGGCACTCAATGGAGCTTCTCCCTCGGCACGCCCGCCGCGATGCAGCCGTCGCAGAAAATCCACATGGTCTCGCCGTCGCGGGTCCAAAGCATGAGCGGCACCTCGCACTCGCCGATCTCGCGGCGGCACCGCGAACAGGTGCCGTCATTGGTGACGCGGTGCGCGTGGTCGCTCGGCAGGATGCCGCCCGGCACGAAGTCGGCGACCGAATACTGGCGCACGTTCATCGCGCGCCCCCATGCGTGGGATCGACGGCGGCGGCCCTTACGACGCCGACGGCGCCAGCGCCGGCGAAGGCCGCGCGGGGCTGTGGCGCCCCGCGAAATATGCCCCGGTAAGGCTCGGCCTCCCAAACGCAGGCCGAGCAGAGATCGGCTTCAACCCAATGGCAGGGCTCGCCGAACAGATCGACGCAGGCGTCGTGCTCGGTGCATCCGCAGACGCGGCAGGTGCGCTCGGCCTCGCTCGCGCTCACGCCGCCTCCGCCATGTCGTCGTCGGCGAGCAGGGCGTCGACCAGCTTGTCGAGATCGCTCGACGCCGTGGCGATCACGATCTCGTCGTCGGCCTCGACCACGGCCACGCCGATCGCCTTGAGCTCGCGCGCGCTCAAGTGCTTGAGCGCGGCGCGGTCGATCGACTCCTTGACGCGGACAAGCTCATCCTCGCGGCCCGGCAGGCGCACGCGCACGCGCTCGATCGCGCGGGCCTCGTCGGCGATCTCGAAGCGGCCGGGCAGCTTGCGATAGCCGACCTTGACGCCCTCGATCGCCCGCGTGCGGGGCTTGGCGAAAAGCTCGGGCGCGGCCTTGAGCGCGTCGCGAAGTGCTTCCCTGGCGGCGCTCGCCTCGGCGACGCGGGCCTTGAGCGCGCGCAGGCGCCGGCGCACCGCCTGGCGGCGCTCGCCCTCGATCTCCTCGGTGATGGTCTCCAGCGCCTCGCGCGCGCCGGCGTAGACGCGGGCCAGCGCGGCGATCTCGTCCATGGTCATCGACCCCTCCTTGAGTTGTTGTGAGCAACAACCTGGCGCGGGGCGCAGTAGACGGTGCGCCACCAGCGCAATTGCTGGCGCAGCGCCCGGCGTCGGCGGCGCGGGCGGGTCGGGCGCGCAAGGCGCCTGGCGGCAGCGGGCTTGGTCATCGGCTGTTCTCCAGGTTGCCGAATTTCGTGAAGCGGTCGTCGAAGTAGAGGCTCACCGTGCCGACCGGCCCGTGCCGTTGCTTGGCGACGATGACCTCGGCGAGGTTGCGGACGGCGGCCATCTTGTCCTGCCACTCGGCACGATCGGCGCCGTCCTCGGCCGGCTCGCGGCGCGCGAGGTAATAGGCCTCGCGGTAGATGAACATGACCACGTCGGCGTCCTGCTCGATCGAGCCCGATTCGCGCAGATCCGCGAGCATCGGCCGCTTGTCGTCGCGCTGCTCGACGGCGCGGCTCAATTGCGAGAGCGCCAGCACCGGCAGGTCCAGGTCCTTCGCCAGCGCCTTGAGCCCTTGCGTGATCTCCGAGACCTCATAGACCCGGTTGTTGAGCCGGGCGCTGGCGGTCGGGCGCATGAGCTGGAGGTAGTCGACGACGATCAGCCCAACGCCGTGGCGGCGCTTGAGCCGGCGCGCGCGGGCGCGCAGGCCGGGAATCGTGAGCGCGGGCGAATCGTCGATGTAGAGGGGCAGCGCCTCCATGGCCTGCGTCGCCCGGACGATGCCCGCGAAGTCGCCGTCGCGGACCTCGCCGCGCCTGAGCTTGTCGGAAGGGATTCCGGTCTGCTCGGCGAGCAGCCTGGTCGCGAGCTGCTCGGCCGACATTTCGAGGGAGAAGAACGCGACCCTGGCGCCGTCGGCCGGCTGGCCCTCGCCGCCCTCCCGGAAGCGCGCGGCCGCGTTGTAGGCGATGTTGGTGGCGAGCGCCGTCTTGCCCATGGAAGGCCGGCCCGCGAGGATGACTAGGTCCGATGCGTGAAGGCCACCGAGCAGGCGGTCGATATCGAGCAGGCCGGTGGGCGCGCCGGTGAGCCGGCTGTCGCGCTTGTAGGCCCGCTCGATCATCCCGACGGCGCTGGCGAGCGACGCGGCGAGCTGCTCGGCGCCGGCATCGACCCGGCCGATCTCGGCGAGCTCGTAGAGCCGCTGCTCCGCCGTCTCGATCTGCTCCGCCGCCGGCTGGTCGAGCGGCCCGTCATAGGCGGCGTTCACCACCTCCTCGCCGACATCCACCAGGGCGCGGCGCAGCGCCAGGTCGTGAATCGCCCGGCCGTAGTGCTCGGCGTTGATGACCGTGACGGCGGAGCCGGCGAGGCGCGCGAGGTACTCCCCGCCACCGGCCTCGGCCAGGCCCTCGTCGCGCTCGAAATAGTGCTTGAGCGTGACCGGATTCGCGATCTGCCCGCGCTCGATCATGCGCAGCACGGCGTCGAAGATGCGGCCGTGCACCGGCAGGATGAAATGCTCCGGCCGCAGGAATCCGCTGACCAGGCTCGCGGCCTCGTTGTTCACCAGCAGCGCGCCGAGCAGCGCCTGCTCGGCCTCAAGGTTTCCCGGCGGCGCGCGGTAGCCCGGCGCCTCTGCCGTCTCGACGGCGGCTTCGGGGGCCGTGTTCACGCCGCCGGCTCCGGGCGGCGCGGCACCGACCGCCGGGGCAGCGCCACGACCTTGGGCGAGAAGGGCAGGACGTTCGCGGGCAGCACGTCGCCGCGCGATACCGGGCCGGGGCCGGCGGAGCGCTCGTAGGCCGCGAGCCGATCGGCGCACTCGTCCACCCTTTCGCAGAACCGGAGCCAGAGCTCGGGCGTGCACGTTCCCTTGGCGATCTCGAAGCGGACGGTGTCCAGCGCCTGCCGCAGTTCGTCGCTCAACATCACTCGCCCTCCTCGTCGCGGTCGCCGGCGAGCGCGCCCTGATTCGCCAGATTGTCGGCGGCGCCCTTGAGCGCTTCCGCCGGCGTGTCGCCCTCGCCCTCGCCCTCGTGCTGGTCCGCGCGATCGCCAATCGGCGCGGCGGTGAGATAGGCGCGCCAGCGGCGCCGCTTGCCGGCGGGAGCGCGGACGATCGCGCCGGTTTCGATGCGGTAGCCGTCCGCCACTACGCCGCCTCCTCCCCGGCGATATTGTCGTCGGCGGCAACGGCAATATCGCCGGCCTCGATGCCACTTCGGTCGTCTCCCTGCGCTGCCATCCAGGCGCGGGCCAGGAGCCGGCGCAGCGCATGCAGGCCGCCGGGACCGCGCGCGGTGGCGGTCAAAATCTTGAGCTCCTTCCCGGTCGGGGCGCGCCCGAGCGGGCCCGCGGCGATCTCCGCCACATCGGTCTCGGCCTGCGTGCGCAGGTCCACCTTCATGCCGACGCGGCCGAGCACTTGCGGGCAGCGGGCGAGCGGAATGAAGATCGAATCGTCCCCGATCAGGGCGAGGCCGCAGCCGGCGAGGTCGCGGATGCAGCGGAGCTCGTCGAGCAGCTTGGGGCGCAGGTGGTGCGCCTCGTCGATCACGAGCAGCGCGCCGCGATCGCGCAGGCGCGTGACGATCGTGGTCTCCGCCTCCAGCGCCGAGCCGTGGCGCGGGCCGGCGCCGATCGCCTCGGCGATCTGCGAGAGCATCCCCGGCATGGAGCCGGTGGCGCCGGTGACGGCGCGGTAGTAGGCGCCGGTGCGCATGGTGCAATAGCGCTTGGCGGCCCAACTCTTGCCCCGGCCGGACGGCCCGTGAATCAGCACCACGTCGCCCGCGCCCTGGGCATAGCCGAGGGCGGTGCCGACCTCGGCGGCCGCGCCGGTCTCGGCATGGCGGTCGAGGCGGGCGCCGTCGAGCGAGCGACTGGCGCGATCGGCGCGGGTATTCAGCCAGCGCTGGATCAACGCCTCGACCGTCTGGTTGTCGCCGTCGTAGTTCCCGGCGAGCCAGCGGGAAATGGTGGAATGACTGCGGCCAACCTCGCGGGCGGCCTGGGTGACGGTGAGCCCTGCCGCCGCCAATTCAGAACGAAGGGCCTCACGCAGATCGCGCGGCCCCTCCGGCACTGTGCCGATGTGTGTAATCTTCGACATGCTTACTCCTCCTCCAGGAAAAGCCGGCGCGCGCCGGCCATGACTCTCGATTGCACCGGGCGCTCGGTCGCGGCGGCCTCGGCATCGGCCTTCTCGGCGGCCTCGGCCGCGCGCGCGGCCTCGCGCAGCGCCGGCGTGTCGTGCGCCTCGCCCTTGCGCGGCAGCGCGACGACGCGCCCGGCCTTGCGCTCGGCATGGTCGAGCACGTCGGCCATGGAGCGCTCGGGCCGGTGGCGCTTGGCGAGCTCGCGCGCCCTGGCGCGGGCCTCGCGGTTGGCAGAGTTCCATTCCGCCTTCATCGCATTTGCGATGGCCATGCGGTCGGCGCCGGTGCGGGCCGGGTCCTCGGCGACGCAGACGAAGGTGCCGTCGGCCAGGTAGACGAAGATGCGGTCGAGGTCGGCGGGATCTCGGCGCACGCGGACGCGCTCCTTGTCCAGCCGGCCGAGCGGGCCGGCGATGTAATCGACGTTGTCGAGGCGGATGCCGCCCTTGCCGACGACGCGCCAGCCGCCGGCGGCGGGCGCGGCGAGCAGCGCGTCGAGCGCGCGCTCGTCGCGCACCGTGCGCACCGTCCCGGTCCACGCGCCCGCCCGCTCGAAGGGCGAAAGCCCGCCGAGGCCGGAATGGGGCCGGCGCTCGTAACGCGCCCGGCACCAGCGGTCGCACTCTGCCTGCAACCCTTCGGCGGTGAGAGAGACGGCGAAGACCTTGGGCGGCTCCTCGCGCCGCGCACCCTGCGCGCGTTTCGCGCGACGGGCGGCGAAGCTCTTGCGGTCGCGCAGCGCCTTGGCCTGGGCCACGTCGTGCCCGCAGAAGCCGGGCAGGAAGGCGAAGAGGTCGCGCGCCAGCGTGCCGAGGAAGCGCTCGACGTGGGGCTTGGCCTCGGGCGTGTAGGGCGGGCAGGTATCGGGGTCGATCTCCAGGTCCGCCAGCACAGCGAAGACGTGCTGCGAGGTGTAGTCCTTGCCCTCGTCGGTGCGCACGACCTCGGGCACGCCCCAATCCAGGATGCAGCGCCGGAGCAGCGCGGCGATGGCGGTGGAGCGGCTGGTCGGCACGATCAGGATGCGCGCCCGGCGGCTCCATATGTCGATGGCGGAGACCACCGCATGGCGCTTGCCGTCGGCGCACATCACGTCGGCCAGCGTCGAGTCCAGTTCCCATTCCTGGTTGAGCCGCTCGACGTGGGCGGATGCGTCGCCGCCGGCCGGCTTGCGGTGCGAGCGGTGGCGGTCGGGATTGGTGACGGCGGAAAGCTCGCGCTCGTGCGCGTCGCGCCAGCGCGCGAGCCAGCGGCGCACGGTGCGGATCGAGGGCGTGCGGCACGCGCGCGCCTCCAGCGTCTCGTGCGCGTGCGCAGCGGTGAGGTGCGTTCCGTGATGGAGCGCCAGCGCCTCCAGAATCTCGCTCGCCACCGGGTCGAGCGTGGAGGGCGCGCCGGGCGCCTTGCCATCGAGCAGCGCGGCGACGCGGGCGCCCTCGGGCAGGCCCTTGAGCTTGCGGCGCCAGGCGCCGACGGCGCCCGGCTTCGCCCCGGCCTCGGCCGCCGCCGTGCGGTCGGCATCGAGGCGGGGAATGCCGAGGGCGATCAGGTCCTCGGCCTGCTGGACGGCGGCCAGGCGCTCGCGCGCACGGGCCTTGTCGCCTTCGCTCGCGCGCTCCCATGCGGCGGCATCGGCGAGCACCTCGCCGGTCTTCGGATGTGAGTAGATGCGGGCTTGGGGATCGTGCACCGCCGCTGCATCGGCGCTGCCCGGCCCGTGCACCGTGGCTGCATCCCCGATGCGGCGGCACTTGCGGGGGGCGCTCATTGCGGCCCCCGCTCGATGATCTCGGCCATCGCGTCGAGCTCGGCGATCGCGCCGTCCATGTCGTCGGCGAGCGCGTTGCCGAGCTTGCGGAGGTCGCGGGCGAGGCCGCGCCGCGCGTTGCCGTGCAGTTCGTCGAGCGCGCCGTCGGCGTCGAGCGCCCTGGCGACGGTCCCGATGCGGCGCAGCGAATCGCGGATCACGCGGCGCTCGCCGTCGAGACGCGCGCGGGCGTGGTCGGCCGTGTCGCGGGCGTCCGCCCTGGCGTGGCGGAGCTCCCGCTTGAGCCGGGCATTCTCGCGCAGCGCCTTCCTGAGCCGGCCCTGGGCCGTCGCCTCGGCGGCGGCCTCGCGCATCTCGGCGCGGGTCCAGCGCTCGGCCGCGGCGCGATCGAGCAGGCGCTCGCGCTCGGCCTCGGGCAGCGCGGCCGCCGCTTGGTGCATATGGAATGCAAGCCCAATTCGCCGGCGAATTGGCGGGTAAGCCCTTGCGGTGGCGACCCACTTGCGCAGGTTTCCGGGGCTTTCGCCGACGATGGCGGCGGCGTCCGCGAGGGTGGCGAAGGTGCCGTCGGCGCGCGCGGCCCAATCGCCGACGCGCCACTCGATATCGGCGGCACGCTGCTCGCGCGCGAGGCCCGATCCGATCTCGCGCCACTCGGCCGACCCGATCGACTCCGGCAGATCGAGGCCGGGGCGCTTGCGCCCCTCGGCGACGACGCGGAGATCGACCGGGTCGGTCATGCCGCCTTCGCCTCCGCTTGCGGGGCGGGCTCGATCATCTGGTAGTACCAGGCGGGGTCGCCGGTGACGGGGTCCTTGCCCCGGCGGCACTCGATCACGGCGCCGTTGGCGCGGAGCTCCGAGGCGATCGAGTTGACGGCGCAGACGCCGACGGCCTTGATGATCTCCAGCGTCGAGTGCTCGCGGCCGTCCGCGAGCAGCGCGTGCACGGCCCGGAGGCGATTGCAGGTGGCGAGCCGCCCGGCGTGGATTCGGCCCGGCTGTCGCGCCTCGCCCATCACGCCTCCGCCCGCGGCTGGCGCGGCATGGTTGCGATTTGGTGGATTGCCCGAAGCTCGGCGTTCGATAGCTCGATGCGGCGATCTCGCCGCAGCGCCGAACGCGCGCGCCTGGCGACCGAGCCGGGCAGCGGCCAGCGCCGGTCCTGAAAGGTGCGGAGCAGGAGTTCGATCTCTACGGGGGAGAGCCGGTATCTCCACCCGTTGGCGGCGGATTCGCCCAGCCGCAGGCTGAGCGCGGGCCAGTCGCCGGTGGCCATCAGGCTGCCCTCGCAAGCCGGCCCGGCGCCTCGGTGTCGCGCGGGACGCGCACGGAGCACACGATGACGCCGGGCCTGCCCGCCCCTATCATCGGCGCTGCCACACAACCGATGGAGGGAAGGTCGATGGACGACGACCGCGCCGGGGGCACCATGGACACTGTGGACGCGTTCCTTCGCGGGCAGACACACCTGTTCTGCGCGTTGGCAGATGCTCTCGAACGCTCCGGCGGCCCGACGAAGAAGGAGCTGGCAGCGGCGGTGCGTGCCAAGATCGACTGGCTCGCCGGCGCCAATGTCGTTCTCGAGGAGGCGACGCCCCTGCTAGTGGCGGAGGAGTGGCTCACCGATCCGCCTCGCGACCCGCGCGACCCCTGGAAAGAGCGCGATCAGCGCCTGAAGCTCGTGAAACCCGATCGATGAGCCTGAGCTTGCGACTGTGGTGAGCCGCGCGGTATCCGCGCCGGATCGCGAAGGAGCACTTCTCGGCTTCGCGCTTCAGGCGGCCAAGGCCCGGTCGATGCCAGGGCAATAGGGCGGTGCGTTCCATCACGCGGCGCCCTTCTCCAGCCGCTTGCAAAACGCGAGCAGCGCGTCCATGGCGTCGTCGCCGGTCTCGGCCTCGGGCACGCCCGGCACGAGCAGCGTCTTGCCGTCGTAGGCCCGGCGCGCCTTCACCTCGATCCGGGAGCGCGGCACGTCGGGCAGCGGGAGCGCACCGGTGGGGCAAGGCCTCCCCTTGTGCCGGAACTCGATTCGGCCATTTCGATAGACATGGGCGAGCGCCATCACGCTGCCTCCTTCCGGTCCGGGTTGGGGGTGGGGCGCGGGATGTCGGCGGGCCACTCGAGACCGGCCGGCCAGTGGTCGGAGAACCACCGGACGACGCGCTCGTAGGTGCCGGTCTGGCACTGGCGCCGGCCCGATCGCAGGTCCACGAAGAAGGCGCCGCGGCCGGCGGCGAGGTGGCCGACGCGCCAGAGGCGCACCCCTTTGGACCGGCCGTAGGCTTCGGCCAGAGCGACCAGCGACTCGTTTAGGGCTTTCATGCCCTACGATCTAGGGCACAAAAGCCCTAGTGTCAAGCACCGGTTCGGGATATAGGGAACGTATGCCCTACGCCGATGCGATTCTGGATGCTGTGGCCCGCAGCGGGCGCTCAGCGCGCGACGTTTCCTTGGCGGCGGTGGGGCATGAGAGCGCGATCAGGAGTCTCAAGCGGGGGCAAGACGTTCGCGCCTCGACCATCGAGGCACTTTGCCACGAGCTCGGCATCGAATTTCGGGTCGGCGCGCCGCGGGCGGAGGCAGGCGGCGCCGACGCGGCACTCCCGCCCGCCTCGCTGCGCGATCTGGAGGCGAGCGCGCGCACACTCAACCGTGTGGTGGTGGACGCCGGCGGCGACCCGATCCCGGACGATCTGTGGCCGGCACTCATGGCGGAACGGGGTGCCCCTGCGTCCGCCGGCCTTGCCGATCCGGACGCGCTCGAGGTGGCGGCGGCAAATGAGGACGATCTGCCACCGGGCGCGCGCTCCATGGCTGCGCGGGAGATTGAAGTGGCGGCGGGCGCGGGCGCGGCCACCCTCGACGATGCACCGGAGAAGGGTCGCCTGTGGTTTCGCCGCGACTGGCTCGACCGCCACGGCATCGACACCACGCAGTGTGTCGTGATCGGAGTGCGGGGCGAATCCATGGAACCAACCCTGCCGGACGGCTGCTCGATTCTGGTGGACAGGAGTCGCACGCGCCGCCGCGACGGCGGTATCTTCGTGATCGACACCGAGGACGGGCTGATCGTGAAGCGCCTCGGCAAGAGCGGGCGACGCTGGCTGCTCGTCAGCGATCATCCATCATGGGAGAATGCACCATGGCCGCCGCAGGCCAAAGTGATCGGAGAGGTCCGCTGGGCCTCCCGGACGTTCAAGTGATCCTCTGCACCAGTCCTGCGCGGCGATCGAGCCGGCGTCGGCGCTCACGCCGCGCGTGGGCGTGACGCCGGCGACGCGGGCGGCTTCCGCAAGGCGCGTATCGGCCGCCGGGGCAGTGACACCGACCAGCTCGTGCCCGCGCTGGAGGCAGAGGCGCAGGGTTTCCGCCGCGAGCCATTTCTGTCCGACGATCCAGATCCTCATGAGGCGGGCTCTCCCATGTAGCGGAAGCCTTGCGCGGCGCGGAAGTGGCCGCCGTAGCCGCTCTTCGCGGCTCGCTCTGTGCCGGCGCGCCGCGCCGCGCGCGCGATCGTGGTGCGAGGGCCACTGTTACGTGGTGCTCACGGACGAGGGTCTCGTGGCGAAGCGCGCCGGCGTCTCCGACGACGGCGACTGGTTGATGGTGAGCGAGCACCCGTCCTATCCGCCCGTCGCTCTTCCCGAAGACGCGGAGATCGTCGGTGAGGTGATCTGGACGGCGCTGACGTTACGTACCGAGGACGTTCGTTCTGGCTAATTGCACGCCAAACCAAGCAACCAACAGGCCGAGGGAGCACCAATGACAAGACTAGCACTCGCGCTGACGCTGATAGTGGGCCTCGTTGTTACCAGTTGCGCAGCGCCGCGCCCCGAGCTCACGCGCGAAGAATATCTGGCGTTGGTGAGCCGGACCTACGAAGGAAGGGCGCTGGAGGACATAATCACTGCCGCAGAAAGGGTGCTGCGTCTCGCGGATACGGACTTCAAGATTAGGCACTTCGAGGACGGCTTTGAGGCGGCGCGATTTTGGGTCATCTACGCGGTGCTCAGTGGCGCCATGGGCACCGATACATGGACCGTGAGTACCAAGCCGAACGCAGACGGAACCAAAACCACGGTCCGCGTCGAGCGCTCGGCGGGCGCTGGAATCGTGCCGATTCAGCGCGGTGCTTATCGGATGGAATCGCGCGCCCTCTACGATCTCTTCTGGGCGCGCCTGGACTGGATGCTCGGCGTTCGCATGGACTGGATGACCTGTGAGGAGTCGGATCGTCGTATCGCTCAGGGATTCGTGGCCGGCGAGAACGACGCGCTATGCAGTATCACAACGGAAAACCGCGCACCGGCGGACGCAGACCGGGTGCTGGCGAGGTGATGGCCATCGAGACCCGCCACATCGTGCAGGGGTATGTCACCAAGGGGAGGAGTCAGCGTTTGATTCCTTCGGACCCGCTGCCGGTGCGGAACGCGATGGTTGCGCGTGCGCGTGCGGAGAAGCTCTACGAGATGGGTCGCTACGCGGGGATTGACGCCTACACGGTGACGCACGACGAGGAGGCTGGGGAGTGCAGCGAGCCGGTGTTCCACGTTCGCCTGGGGCGGGTTCCGGCGGTGGAGTCGTGATTGGACGAGCGGTGGTGATCATTGCCGGCCTCGCCGCCGTCTCGTTTCCGGCCGCTGCCGCCGACTACGCTTGGCCTGTGGTGCGGGTGATCGACGGCGACACGGTAGCGGTTGACGCGTCGGCCGACATGCCGGCCGAGCTTGCCGATCTCAAGGTGCGCCTGCGTGGCATCGATACTCCGGAGAAGGGCGGGCGGGTGAAATGCGACGAGGAGCGTGCGGCCGGCCAGGCGGCGACAGCGTACACTGAGACAGCGATCGCCGGGGCGGATACGATCGCGATCCGCGATCCTGCGTGGGGCAAGTGGGGCGGGCGCGTGATCGCCGACCTCGTGCTCGATGGCCGCTCGCTGTCCGATGCCCTGATCACCACCGGCCATGGGCGGGCCTACGACGGCGGGCGGCGTGGGAGCTGGTGCGAAGCCTTGTGAGAGTTGGAGCGGCCCCCAGGGGTTGAACCTGGCTCACGCCCTGTGGGACAGGGTGCGTCTCAACGACGGGCCGCATTGATTGGCTCCAAAAGGTCCGGCTTCGGGTAGGGTAGGACCGGGAAGCGCAGATACTTTCGGCAGCGCGGCTTGAGCGGCCGCCAGTAGCGGAATTGGCGGAAGGTGTGCCGCCGGGCGCGGTGCTGATTGGCAACCAAGTAGCTCCCGCGAGGATTGGTCGGTCGGCTGCGGTGAGTGGTCAGCAGCATCTTGTGGTACCACTCGCCGTCGAGCTCCAGGAATTCCGTCTTGTGGCAGCCGAGGTAGAGGAATCCGCAAGCCTGATAGACAATGCCGCAGCCGCCGCAGCGCTCGTCGGCGTAGCTTTGAATCCACTTCACCCAGGGCAGCACCCGGCGGATGTACTTGATAGCGAACGAGAGCGCGCGGCTCTCGCTATTGCGTGGCGCGGCGTCCGCAAGCCACATCCGGCTCAACTCCAGATACTCGTGGACCTGCGTGCCAGCGACGACGCGATCGCCCCGACGGGGATTGAGGGCATAGCCGAATTGCAGCGCGCCGACGCGCGCGCCGTCGATATAAACGCCGAGGTGGACGTAGGAATTCGGCACGATGCGCCGGCTGTAGTGATTCGCGCGGATGAGCTCGCGCGCCTCGCGCGCCGGAATCCAGGCGATATAGAAACCGCGCACGCCGAAGCCGGCGACGGCCTTTTCGCCTATGATATAGCCCGGCGTCTCACCGCTCGGCGGGCGGTACGCGCCCGCCTCGGGCGGGTGGTGCGGCGGCTTCCGTGCCACGGCTCATCTCGTCCTCCGGCGCCCCTTGGCGCTCTGGTACGGAGCCCGTGGCCCTCACATGATTCACTGTGCCGCAGCGGCGGCACTTGATCTGAACCGGCCCTCGCAGCGCATCTGCGCCAACCTTGAACAACAGCGCGGCGCAACTGCCGCAACGGATCGACTCCACCGCTTGCTCCCACGATAATCGCCCCGCCCCGATCGGGGTGGCGGGATGGCCGCGACGCGGCCGGTTGCGGTCGTGGGAGTTTCGGCTCCCGGTCGGGCTGTTAGAGCAGCCCGGCCCCCGCCTGGCCGACGGGGGCTGCTCCCTCCATGCCCGAATTCGCGGCTGCCGTGCATCAAACAATGGTTTGATGCACAAGCGCGGCGTGCGGCCGCATAGTCTGGCCGATGCGACCCTCCGCCCATATCGCCGCCCCCCGCGCATGAGCGCGCTCGACGGCTGGATCGACGTTTGCCGCGCCGGCACCTGGCACGACACGCACGGCCGCGAGGTCGCGCTCGACGAGGCCCGGCTCGACCGCATCGTCGCCGCTCACGCTTCCGCCGACCCCGCGCCGGTCGTGGTCGGCCATCCCGAGACCGACGCCCCGGCTTTCGCCTGGATCGACGGCCTGCGCCGCAGCGGCGACCGGCTCCAGGCCACGCTGCGCGATGTCGCGCCGGCCTTCCGCGAGGCGGTCGAGGCCGGGCGCTACGCCGGCCGCTCGATCGCGCTCCAGGGCGACAGGCTGCGGCACCTCGGATTCCTCGGCGGCCGCGCTCCGGCGGTGCCCGGCCTCGCGCCCACGCAATTCGCGGCCGCGCCCGACACCGTGATCGCGTTCGCCGACATGGCGGCGCTCGCCAGCCCGGTCGAGCGTGCCGCCTTCGGTGCCATGGCCCGCATCGCGCGCGGCTGGCGCGAGAACATCATCGCCCGCGACGGGATCGAGGCCGCCGACGCGGCAATCCCGGATTGGGACATCGACACCGTGGCCGAGGCAGCCGAGCCGCCGGCCGAGACAGACGCGGCGCGCCCGATCATGGCGGCGCCCGAGACCATGCCCGCAGCCGAAACCGACAATCCCGCAGACAACGGAAGGGAGGGCGCAGTGCCACCCGAGACGTCCGAATCCGACGAGGCCGCGCTCGCCGCGCGCGAGACGGCGCTTGCCGCCCGCGAGGCCGCGCTCGCGGCGACCGAGCGGCTTGCCACCGCCGACGCGGCACTCCAGCCGCACATCGAGGCCGGCCGCGTCCTGCCGGCCGAGCGCGCCGGGCTCGCCGCCCTGCTCGCGTCGCTCCCGGAGGGCGACGACGAGACGCTGACCTTCGCCGCGCCGGGGGGCAACGGCGAAGTGCGCGAGGCGCCGCGCGCCATCTTCGAGCGCCACCTCGCCGCTCTGCCCAAGCGCGTCGAATTCGACACGCTTGCCGGCGGTGCCATTCCGCCGAGCGCGGCGCCGGACTCCGGCTTCGTCGCGCCCGCCGATGCGACGGTCGATCCCGCCTCGCTCGCGGTCCACAACCGCGCCGTCGCGCTCGCGGCGGAGCGGGATATCCCCTACGTCGAGGCCGCCGCGATCGCGGCCCGAGGAGACTGATCCATGGCCCTTCACAAGAAGTGCGTCCTCACGGACTCGATCAAGGTGGCGCACGACACGCCGGCGAATCGCTTCGTGACGCTGTCCGGCGCGCGTCCCGCCGAGGGCGCTCACGCCTACGGCGTCACCGCGGCCGCCGCCGGAGCGGGCGGGTTCGCCCCCGTCGACGCGCTCGGCACGACGATTGTCGAGAGCACCGCTGCGGCGATCGAGGTGGGCGCCGCCGTGTCCTGCGCAGCGCCGGGCGACGACAACGCCGATGCCGGAAAGGTCCTCGAGCACGCCGATGACGCGAAGATCGTCGGCCGCGCCAGGACCGCCGTACCGGCAGCCGGCGGGCTGCTCGAAATCTTCCTGATCCCCAACTGAGGAGCCGACGATGCCTCCCGAATCCCAACTGACGCCGGGCGCCGCGCGCGTCGTCGACCCGGTGCTCTCCAACGTTGCGCGCGGCTACGAGAACGCGGGCATGGCCTGGCCCTCCATCTTTCCGGTGGTCACGGTCATGCAGCGCGGCGGCAAGGTGATCGAGTTCGGCGCCGAGCATTTCGCGGAGTTCGATATCGAGCGCGCGCCGGGAGCCCGAATCCCGGAGATCAACGTCGGCTTCTCCAGCCGCGACTATGCGCTGGTCCAGCGGGCGCTTGCCGGCAAGGTGCCGGTCGAGCTCCAGGAGGAGGCGGGCGCGGTGCCGGGCATCGACCTCGGCTCGGTCGCGGTGCAGCGCGTCATGGCGATCAACTCTCTCCAGATCGAGATCAAGGCCGCCAGCCTGATCGTCGCCGACAACTTCACCGACCGCACCAAGGCGCTCGCCGCCGGGGCGCAGTGGAGCCATGCGGACTCGGCGCCGGCGAAGGAAGTGCGCTCGGTCTATTCGACGATCCGCCAGGGGATCGGGATGGACCCCAACACGCTTTTCGTCGGCAAGCCGGTCCATGACGCGCTGATCAACAACCCCGACGTGATCGACCGGATCAAGCACACCCAGCCGGCGATCGGCGACGCCATCGACGAGGCGGCGCTGGCGCGCTACTTCCGGGTCGCGCACTACGTCGTCGGCTCGGCCATGAAGGGCGAGCCGGGCGCGTTCGAGGAAGTCTGGGGCAAGATCGCGCTGCTCTGCTATTCGAACGTCTCGCCGCTCGCGGGTCAGGGGGCGCCGTCCTTCGGCTACACCTATCGCCTGTCCGGCTATCCGATGGTCGAGCCGCCCTGGTACAACCGGGCCAACAAGTCCTGGATGTACCCGGTCACCAACGAGGACACGCCCGAGATCGTCGGCAAGGCGGCCGGCTATCTCTGGACGGCCGCCGTCGAATGAGCGCGCGGGACTACGCGGTCCTTTCGCCCGTCCAGGCCGACCGGCTCTATTCGCCGGGCGAGACCATCGCGCTCGATCCGGCGGCGGCGACGGCGCTGGTCGAGGCCGGAGTCCTTTGCGACCCCGACGATCCGCGCGCCGCCACCGCCGGGGCCGAGCCCGCCGACCAGGCGCAGGCCGGCATCTTCGAGCAAGCGCTCAATGCGCTGCGCGAGGCGCCGCCCGAGCAGGTGCGGGAGTTCCTGGACCGGCTGGCCGGCGATGAAGAGATCCGCGCGAAGGCGGCATCGGCGATCGACCGGCGCGTGGCGCTGGTCGACGCGATCGGCGAGCTGGAACCCGGCAACGAGGCGCACTGGACCAAGGGCGGCAAGCCGGAGGTCCGGGCGCTTGCCGAGGCGACCGGGCTGACCGGCGTGACTGGCGCCGAGCGCGATGCGGCCTGGGCAGCGCGTCAAGCCGCGCGCGAAGCCGGCTGACCGGCCTGCGGCGGTGTGGCAGCGGCTCCTCATGACCCTCACACGGCTCTGCAAGGCGCTCGGCCGGCCCCGACTGCGCCGCTGGTCGCACGCGATCGAGCGCGTCAAGGCGGCCGAGGCCGCGGGCGCCCCTCCAGCCGCAGACCGCTACGACCTCGCCGCCGACCTCGGTATCTCGCTGGAGCGGGCGCGATGATCGATTCCACGCGCGAGGGCGCGCGATGAGCGATTCCATGCGCGAGGGCGCGCGATGACCTACGCCACCCGCCAGGACCTTGCGGCGCGTTACGGCCTGGCCGAAGTCGCCGACCTCGCGCGCGACGAGGAGGGGCGGATCGAGGCGGCGCTCGCGGACGCGGCGGCCGAGATCGACGCGTCGCTCGCGACCGTCTACGTCCTGCCGCTCGAAAGCGTGCCGCCCGAGGAGGGCGCGGTCACGCGCTGGCCCGTGCTGGTGGGCATCGCCTGCGATCTCGCCAGGGCGAGGCTCTACGACGACAGGGAAACGGAAGCCGTCACCAACCGCCGGCGCTCGGCACAGGCGCGGCTGCGCAAGCTCGGCGAGGACATGGGCACGCTGGTCGATGCGGCCGGCAACCGGGCGCGCAAGCGGGAGACCGAGCGGGCGGCTCACGCCGGCCCGGCGCCGGTCATGACCCCCGACAACCTGGCGGGGCTCTAAATGGCCGGCCAACGCATCGGCGTCGACGTCGACGACGAGGCAGTGCGCAAGGCGATCGAGCGCCTGGTCGGTGCGATCGCCGTGCCGCGCAAGGCCATGGACCAGATCGGCAGTCACCTCGCCGCCGCGACGCTCCTGCGTTTCGAGCGCGAGACCGGGCCGGACGGCAAGCCCTGGCTCAAGAGCCTGCGGGCACAGGCGGAGAACGGTCAGACGCTGACCAAGAGCGGCCGGCTGCGCGGTTCCATCACGCACAACGTCGCGGCCGACGGCCGCGCGGTCGAGGTGGGATCGAACGTAATCTACGCCGCGATCCACCAGTTCGGCGGCGAAGCTGGCCGCGGCAAGAGCGTGACGCTGCCGGCCCGGCCCTATCTCGGCATCGACGAGCGCAACCGTGCGGCGATCTTCGGCATCGTCTCGCGCGCCCTCGCCCAGGCGGCGACGCCATGACGGCGCGGCTCGCGGCACTGGAGATCTACCTCGCCGCCGCCATGGCGGAGCGCCTGGCGGCGCTCGCCGGCGAGGGCGGCAAGCCGCTCTTTGCCGCCCTGCTGGACGCGCTGGAGGCGGATGCGCTCACGAGCTGGCCCAAGACGCCGGCGGCGATCGTGTTCCCGATCTCCGAGGAAGCCGACGAAAGCACGACGCGCAGGGTCGAGCAGGCGCCGGTCCAGCACACCGTGCGCATCGGCGTCTCCGTCATCGCCCGCGCGGCCAACGATCGCAGCGGCAAGATCGGGAGCGAGCGACTGTCGCCGCTGCTGGCGCAGGCGCGCCAGGCGCTCGCCGGCTGGGCGCCGCCGGGGCAGCGCGAGGTGTTGTCCTACCGGCGCGGGCGGCTGGTCGCGACCGAGGACGGCCGCGTGCAATGGGTGGACGAGTACGAGATCAGGCGCGTCGCCCGTGCCGGGGTGATCGAGGTCGCGCCGTAAGGCGCGCGGGAACAAGGGGCGCCCTAAGGCGCGCGGGAACAGACCGACCAGGGAGGACGCGATGGGCGCGACCAGGGAGACGAAACGCGAGACGCGGGTGCTGGCGAAACCGCTGTCGCAAGGCGGCGTCATGCGCGCCGCCGGTGAGACGATCGCGCTCCGCCCCGACCAGATCGCGCGGCTTGAGGCGGAGGGCTGCCTGGAGCCGGCCAGCGGCAAGCCGGCGCCTGAAAAGGGAGGCGGCAAATGACCGCACGCAAGATCGACAAGCGCAGCGACAACATTCTGATCGGCGCGGGCGAGGTCTACCTCGACCTCTTCGACGCGGCCGGCAAGCCGAGCGGCGAGCTCTACCTCGGCGACGCCGTGAGCGCCACGCTCACCATCGCCACCGAGGAGACGACGGTCTTCTCCGGCACCGGCCCGGTCGCGGTCGAACTCGCGCGCGTCGCGCGCAGCGTGACGCGGAGCTTCGGCCTCACCCTTCACGACATCAATCTGGAGAATCTGGCGCTCTTCACCGTGGGCGCGGTCGAGGCGCTGGACGCGGCGGCAGCCGTTGCCGACGAGCCGGCGATCGTGCACCCCGGCCGCTGGTATCAGTTGGGCGGCGCCGACCGCCCGGCCGGCGCGCTCAGGCTGGCGACGCCGGCGGACAAGGCGGCGGCGGTCGCGGCCGTGACCGTCGCGTCCACGGCGAACCAGCCCGTGACGGCGGCGCAGGCGATCGCGGCCAAGCGCTTCGGCAATGGCGCGACCGAGACCGAGCAGAAGGGGCAGTTCACCGTCGATTACGAGCGCGCCCGCATCTTCTGGCTGCCGCCGGACCATGATCTCCATGCAGCGCTGGCCGGGATCGAGGCCGGGACCGAGGTCGAGATCGACTACACGCCGGCGGACGGCGAGCGCGACCAAGTGCGCGGCGCGCTCAGGAAGCAACAGGGCGCCTTCCGCTATATCGAGGATGCGGCCGAGGGCCAGGGTCGCAACTTCTACGCGCCGCGCTGCTCGATCATCCCGGCCGGCGATCTGACCCTGCTCGACGGGCGCTCGTCGGAGCAGCAAGTGCGGCTCACGGTCTCGACGCTTGAGCCGCGCGACGATCGCAGCCCACTCTACATCGACGGGCAGGCCGCGTGAGCGAGGCAACCGACAAGGCCGAGCCGACCCTCGACCCGGCGGCCGAGCTCGCCGTCCTCGACCCGGACGTGCCGGTCGAGGTGCGCGACCCGGACACGGGCGCGCCCGTCACGCTCACCGTGCGCGAGTTCCGTATGCGCGAGGGGCTGGAGGCGGTCGCGCTGGCGCGGGACCTCATCGCCGACCTGGCGGCGCTGGCGCCGGAGGGCGGCGGCGGCACGGTGGCCGATGCGCCAGCCTTCAATGACGTGCTCGCGGCTCATCCCGACGCCTGGATCAAGCTCGTCGCCCTCGCCTGCGGCCGCGATGCCGACTGGATTGCGCGCCTCCGCGATGGCGATGCGTTCAAGGTCGGGCTGGCGATGGGGACGGCGAACGGCCCTTTTTTTGCCAGGCGGGTCGTCGAGCTGATCGCCGATCGGGCGGCACGGGCGAGCCGGTCCCGCTCGCCCGCGTCTTCGACGAGCTCATCCGCGCCGGCCACGGACGCGGCCACCGCGACCTGATGCGGCGCCTGACATGGCGCCAGATCGAGCTCTTCTACCGCGTCGCCGTCGAGCGCGAGGCCGCGCTCGCCGTCAAGGGGATGTTCGGTGCCGGCGGATGATCTGACCCTCGCGCTCCGCATCCGCGCCGATGTGCAACAGGCGCTCGCCGGGATGCGGAACATGGACCGCAGCCTCGGCAATATCGACCGGCGCGGCAAGCGCGCCGACCGGACCATGCGCAGCATGCTCCGCACGGTGTTCCGCCTCGGCGCCGCCTATCTCTCCCTGCGCGCCGGCCTTGGCGTGGTTCGCAGCATCGTCGGTGCGACCGGCGAGCAGGCGGCGGCGCTCGCGCAGGTCGAGCGGGGCCTCCGCAACCTCGACCGCCAGACGACTCTGACCAGCGCGAGCCTGCAAAAGCAGGCCGCCGACATTCAGTCCCTTACGACGGTCGGCGACGAGCTGATCCTGCGCTATCAGTCGATCCTGCTCACCTTCCGCCAGATCGACGAGAGCAACTTCAACCGGACGATCGTCGCCGCGCTCGACCTGTCGACGGCGCTCGACACAACCGCCAAGGAGGCAGCGCTCCAGCTCGGCAAGGCACTGGAGGACCCGACGCGGGGGCTCATCGCGCTGCGCCGCTCCGGCACCGTCTTTAGCGAGGCGCAGGAGACGGTCATCAAGCGGCTGGTCGAGACCAACCGGCTGGCCGAGGCGCAGTCGCTCATCCTGGCCGAAGTCGAGCGGCAATACGGCGGTTCCGCAGCGGCGGCACGATCCGGGTATGGGGCCATCGGCGGCGCGGCGCAGGCCCTCAACAACACCATCGGCGACTTGCTCGAAAACGTCGACGGAGCCGAGGACCTGCGCGTCGAGATCGAGGGGCTGAATACCGCGTTCAAGGACCCCGGCGCGCAGGCCGCCGTGCGCGGCTTCGTTGACGTGTTCGTGAGCGGCCTCGCGGCGATCGCCTCCGGCGCGGCCGACGTGGTGGCCGGCCTCGGCGATATCTATGCGGCGCTCTCTCCCGACGCCGAGACGCGGGGAGAGCGGGTGCGCACCTTCGCCGAGACCGGCAAGGGGCTGACCCTGGAGGAGGTGCGCCGCAATCGGGGCCTGCGCGAGATTGCCGAGGGGCAACTGGCGCGACTGCGCGAGGCCATCGCCCAACAAGAGGCAGAGATCGCGGCGAACGAGGCGGCGATCGCGAGTCCCGTCGCCGACCAGCGCCGGCAACAGGCCGATAACGCGAATGCCAACCGGCAGGCGGCAGAAGCCGCGGACCTCGGCATCGGCCGGCAGTTGCGGCCGGAGGACCCCACGATCGCGGACCAAGAGCGGGCCGAGCTGGAGCGAACGCGGGGGGTACTTGCCCAGCGACTCCAGTCGGCGGAGCGCCTCGCCCGGCTCCTGTCGCTCGTCGACGCCGGCAACGTGCCCTCCGGCTTCACCCAGCCCGGCCCGCTCCCCGCCCGCTTCCTCCGCCCTTCCGGCCCGGCCGGCCCGAGCGAAGAGGAGGTGAAGGCGGCCGAGGACGCGCGGGCGAAGATCGAGGCGAGTCGTGCCGCGAGCGAGGACCGTGTGGCCGACCTCGTCCTGAATCGGATCGAGCAGATCAACCGCGCCGAGCGCCTGGCGGTCGAGGAGCTGCGCGAGCTCGGCACGACCAAGGGCGTGGATGCGGCCCTGGTCGAGGACGCGATCCTGGCGCGGCAAAGGGAGGCGGCGGCCGAGCGCCACAGAGCCCGCGACGACGAGCTCGACCGCCTCCAGCAGCAATTGGAGGATTCTTTCAAGGCCGTTGAAGAGAAACGGCAGGAAGCCGCGCGCCGCCACGCGGACGCGCTGACGGAGATCGAGGAGCGCGAAGTCGATCTCGGCATCGTCGGCGAATACCAGGCTGCGATCACCGCCGCCAACCGCTGGCGCGATGCGACGCTCGCCGACCTCGACGAGACGGGCGAGGGCTACGAAGAGCTGCGCAAGCGCGTCGAGGCGGTGCACGCCAGGATGACCGAGGCGGCGCTCGAAGCGGCGCGCCAGCAGCGCGAGGCCGGGGGCACCCTGTACGAGGGCTTCGGCGCGGGCTTGCGGGACTACGAGGAGCAGGTCGGCAGCGTCTTCGATCGGGGACGGCGGGCGGCCGAGAGTGCCTTCCGGGGAATGGAGGACGCGCTGGTCGAGTTCGTGCGCAGCGGCAAGCTCGACTTCTCCAGCCTGGCGGACTCCATCATTTCCGACCTGGCGCGGATCGCGATCCAGCAGGCGATCACCCTGCCGCTGGCGAACGCCCTCTTCGGCGCCTTCGCCGGGCCGCCGGTCTCGCCGGCCGGCGGCGTCGCGCCGGCCGTGCCCCCGGG